GTGTATAGGAGACGGGCCTTGGGGGTCTGGGCGGGAGCCTGGCCCGCCGACGTGCGCGGCTTGGTCATGTCGCTGCTGGTATAGTGGGCCATGGCTGTTCCCTCCTTACTGCTTGGCTGCGCGCGCCTTGGCGCGGGTGTAGCCCTCGGCCACGGCGTTGACCTCGTCGCGGGCGACCTTCTTGCCGGTCAGCTCGCCGAGGTGCTCCAGGTTCGGCAGGTTGTTCGACGTCCAGTGGGCATCGACCTCCGGGTCGAGCAGGCCGATGGCCTCGGCGAGGCTCGGCTTGGCGTCCGGAGCGCCGTTCGGCACATCCTGGGCCGGCTTGGTCGCCTCGGTGGACGTGGCGCTGCCTTGCGCGTCGGCCTGACCGCCCGAGGCCCCGGAATCCGCCTGGGCGCCGCCCTCGGGCTGCTTGCTGTCCGCGGGCTTCTGCTCGCCGCGCAGGGCGTGCAGCTCCGCCTTCTCGGCGGTCATCGCGCCGTAAAACTCGAACACGCACTCGAGGGTGGCTGCCTGCTCGGCGCTGCCCTGGAACGTCATCTCGCCATCGACAAACTCGTGCCCGTTGACGTGCATGGTCTGGCCGGCGTGCGGGCCGACCAGGACGAACTTCTGGTTGACTGATGCCATTGCTTCTCTCCTTCACTAGATGCCACAAGGCCCTCCAGGGGCACGGAGCTCCTGGAGGGCCACCTTGCTGGCGGCTTTAGTTGGTGACGCCGCTCAGGATCGCCAGGCCCTTCTCGCTGAAGAGCGCGACGCCGCAGTACCACACCACGCGGGTGATGGACTCGTCGGCGTCTTCCTTCTCGCCGACCTCCTTGATGTTGATGCCCGCGGCCTTCTCGGCGGTCAGGCCGGCGATGCCGTTGGAGCGGCTGCCGTCATCGAAGGTGCCCGCGATGACCGAGGTGGCATTGGTCGAAGCGCCGCGCGTCTGGTTGATGGGGATCCAGTCGTTGCGGAAGATCGGGATGCCGCGGTAGGAGGGGACCTGACGGCCGGAGGCCATGGTGTAGATGTCACCAGGGGAGGTGCCGCCCAGGCTACGGAGCAGCGCCATGTAGGCGCGGCGAGTGCGGCCGTTCATCATCAGGTAGTCCACCTGGCCGTCCTTGTCGGTCACGAGGTCAATCAGGGCGTCGAGGTCGTCGAACGACAGCGGGGCGCCGTTGGCGGCCGCGTTGCCGGCGAAGAACTTCTGACCGGCGGCCGCGAGGCCGAGCAGGCCGGCCATGTTCGCGCCGGTGCCGTCGCCGTTGATGAGCTGGTCCTGGTACTTGCGGCCGCAGCTCTTCGCCTTGGAGGCGATCTGCACCGCCTTCTGGTCGTTGCCGTCGCCCGAGCGGGTGGCCTGGATCAGACCGTTGACCTCGGCGTCGCCGATGATCGTGGTCAGGGTGGAGGTCACCTGCGTGAAGGTCGCGGCGGCCTTGGCGGTGATGGTCGTGCCGACGCCAGCCATCTGGACGTCGCCCAGCACGTTCTCGCGGTTGTAGGCGAGGGCGTTGCCATCGATGCCGTCGAACGGGAGCAACTCGAACATCTCGTTGACGGTGATAACGTTCTCGATGACGCCAGCGACGAGTTCGTCCTGGGCCAGCTTTGCCGATTCGGCAAGGGTTACGGAAGCCATGGTGGTTCTCCTAACAGAGGTTGAAGTGTGATTGGTTTGGTGCCGGATCGCCCGACGATTCGACCCCTAGCCGGGCATCACGCCTCTGCTGGGTCAGCGAGCGCGGCTCGCGGATGTGCTCCGCGCTCGCACGCTATGGTCGGGAATATGCTGCGACGGCGCCAGTCTGTAACCCCACGAACATGTGCCAGCACTCCCGATCTGGGCCGTCTGGGCCCCGTGAAGTGCCAGGTCCGTACGGCAAAAGCCTTGCGTGCCAAGGACTTAGGGCCTTTCCGGGCCGTACGGACCTCGGAGCTCGGTTTGCACCAGGAAAACGGTCGGCCACCGGATCGGGGCGAGGTCGACCACGGTGCTGCCGAGGTCCAGAAGCCCTAGATGGCTCAGAAGTCCTTGTCCGGCTTAGAGAATCAACCACTTAGAGCCTTATATGAGGTTTAGATTACCCTAGATTAAGGGATAGATAAAATAAATGGAAAATAATTGCTTGAAGGGGGCTCCCAAGCTGGGAAGGCTGAGCTTGGGCAAACCATGTCACGCAAGGTGCTGCGCGACTACCGCTCCCGCTTCAAGCGCCTTGGCCCAGACTGGGCGTCCTTGATCGCCTTGCAAAATGCTGAGACACACCGGTCCGCTAGTCGTAGATGGAAGGATGCCAACCTAGCCCGCAAGCTGCTGCACCAATGCCGGTCATCGGCACGATTTCGTGGGCACGAGTGCACCATAACTGAGGGCCTGATCTAGGAGCTCCTACGCGGCATGACGTGCTCGGCTACAGGCTTGCCCCTGTTGACGGAATGGAAAGGGCCCAGCGGTTCAAACCCCTGGGCCCCGTCTGTAGACCGCCTCGACAACTCGCTCGGCTACGTGCCGAGCAACGTGCGGATAGTCTGCTGGGCATTCAACAACATGCGCGGTGACTTCCCCGACGAGGTCGTGGAGACCCTCGTCAGGGCGTACTCCTCCAGGCTTAGCGCCTCTTAGCCAGCCCTGCCGCGATCTTCTCGGTCGGCGACAGGTCACGCTTCTGCGGGTTCGGCTTGCCCTGCGTGACGCCGGGCTTGACGCCCGAGCCGCTCGGGGCTTCGCTCTCGAACGCGCGGCCAAAGGTCGGGCTCGCCTTCATCTCCTTGACCAGGTCCTCGACGGTCATGAAGCCGCCGGAGGCATTGCCGCGCGGGTCGCCGGACTCGTCGACCACGCGGACGACGTACTCCTCGCCCTCCTTGATGACCTTGGTCTTGGCCTGGATGTGCGGCAGCAGCAGCTCCGGCACGCCCTTGTGGCCTGCGATCGCCTGCACGGCTGCAGTGGTCACCAGGTACTTCTGGAGGGTCTTGCTCATGTTCTGGAGCTCGCCGTCCTTGCCCTGCAGCTGGGTCTGGAAGCCGCGCTCCAGGTCCTTCTTCATCTTGTCCCAGTTGACCTTGCCGTCCTTCGACTCACCGATGACGCGCTCGACCGCCTGGCGGAGGGCCTCCGGCGAGGCGGCGTCGTCGCCCTCGAGGCCGAGCAACTGGCCGACCGCGGCAAAGCCCGACAGGTCGGGACGGTTGCGCTTGGCCTCGTCGGCGTCGCGGCGCGCAGCCTTGAGGGACTTGTTCAGGCCGTCGATCGCGCCGGCGGTGCCCTTGAAGCTGTCGTTCAACACGTAGCCGCCCTCGCCCTCGGTGTACAGGCCGCGGAACTGCTCGGGGACCTTGTCGATGCTGTCGACGGTGGGGTTCTTCAGGAACTCGAATTCCATAGTGCTCTCCTTCTGCGCGTCACGCGCGTTGTTTGGGCATCGCGCCCGGGATGGTCTCAGGCTGGCACATTACGCCGGCGCCGGCGCAACGTGAGCCATCGTTCTGATGCGGATCGGACTCGGCCACGCGTCAGTCGTCGGTGCCGCGCAGCCTGTCGAGCAGCTCGCGGGCGTCCTGGTCGAGCCGCGCCCGCAGCTGGTCCAGGTTGTACTGCTTCCCGCTGGCATCGACGAACTTGTCGAGCGGCACGCCTCCCTCGCGGAACAGGCGGGCGCGCGTCGGGCCGAGCACCTCGTCCTGGAACTTCGCCGGCTGGCGCTTGATCCAGTCCTGGTAGGTCACGTTGCTGGGCGTGGAGCCGATGTTCTCGTCCGCCCACGCGTCGCGCTTGGCCTTCACCTTGGCGCGGCGCTCGGAGGCCGACATGCGGGACCACTCCTTCAGCCCGACGTCGTCGCGGACCTCCTGGGCGAAGTCCAGCTCGCGCTTGCGGCGGGTCCTGCCGTCGCGCACGGTCGGGCGGTCGCCCACAATCTCGGCGCCAGCCAGCACGGGCACGACGGTCGAGCGGCAGTTCGGGTGCGCCGGCGGGCGCGGGCCCTTGTCGATCGGGTAGACCTCGCCGTCCCGGGACCGGCACACGGCCGAGGTCCGCCCGTCAAGCGTGGACACCCAGCGCACGCCGGATATGATGTCTGCGTTGGCGTCCCACGTCGCCTGCCTGGCGCCCGTGGACACGTGGTTCGCCGCGGTCCGCACCACGGTCTCGGCGTCGCGCCTCGTGATGGCGAGCACTCCGTCGTAGTAGCCGGCCGCCTTCGTGCCGCGGATGCGGCGCACGATCTGGTCGGTTGTCTCGCCCTGCAGCAGGCCAAGGCGGAGCTGCTGCTCTATGCGCTGCGCGTCGGAGGCGGCGAGCCGGTCCCACCAGCCCTGCAGCGGGATGCCGTTGATCGGCGAGGCCACCACGGCGCGCAGAGTTGCGGGCGAGACGGTGTTGAGGGCGATGTCGACCGGGATCGCCGCGCCCATGGCGCCGGCCTCCCACGCGGCCTCGACCTGAGACAGCCCGTCGAGGTCGGGGCGCACGTCCGCGTCGACGGCCTGGATGGCCGCGGCGCGCAGCCTCCGGACCTCGATCAGCATCGCGTTCAGGCGCGCCTCGGCGAACTCGGTGAGCTCGGTCTGGAGCATGGCGACGAGCTCGCGGTCGGAGGCCTCAAGCAGCCTGGCCGCGTCGGCCGCCATGCGGTCGGAGAACCGCAGGACGACGATCTGGTGCCGCACAGTTGCATCCAGCAACTCTTCATTAGCTGTCGCCATCTGCAGCCTCCACTATGGCGCGTGCAAGGGCCATAACCACGTCATCAGCCCAGTCGCTTTTGGCGGTATTGTATGCCCAGCAGACCACGCGAACGTTGTCCATCGTGTAGCCGAGCAAGGAGTCCACGCGGTCGACTGAAGGAGCCCATGGATTGGTACGCCCTTCTCCATCCCATTCATAAGTGAGTGGCAGGCCCGTCGCGGCGCAGGCCATTGGCTCAAGCAGCTCCCTCAGGAACTCCTCGGTCAGGTCGAATGCACGACCCTGCTTCTCTGCGCGGTTGCGCAGGTTCTTGAACCAGTACTTTGCTGCGTTGCCCTGGCGGTAGCGCGCAGTCGTCTCAGCAACGCGCTCCCGATTCTCAGTGCGATGGCGTTCATGCCAGCGCTTACTGGCCTCGCGTGCCTTATCACGGTTTGCCTCGCGCCAGATGCGATTCTTCTCGCGGGCCTTAGCCAGCTTTTCTTCAGGTGTCTGCACCATCACTCACCCCCGGGGTTGAGGGCCGGGTCGGCCGGAGGGTCCTGCGGGTCTGCGTTCGGGTCGGCCGGAGGGTCCTGCGGGTCGGCGGGCGGCGTCTGGGTGCCGTTGCCACCGCCGAACATGTCGCCCATGGAGTCCGTCGCCTCCTCCTTCAGCTGCTCCGCGTCCGCGTCCTCGTCGAAGTCGTCCGACAGGACCTGGCGGGCCTTCATCTCCTTCAGGAAGGCCTTGCGGGAGAGGTCGCGCTGGGCGCGCATCTTGAGCAGGGCGTCCAGCTCGGCCGCGTCGGCCTCGGACAGGTCCACGTCGGCGTTGACCTTGGCGGAGCCGCCCTCGTCCAGGCCGAGCCAGTCGGCCGTGTACTGCATGGCCAGCTCGATGCAGTCCTGGAAGTCGCGGACGGTGGCGGCGAGGTAGGAGGACGACTCGGCGGCGTCGAGGGCACGCCCCGTGGCGGTCTCGTCGCCGGGCTTCTTGCGCATGTACTCGGCGCCGTAGGTCGCCATCTGGTCCTCGAGGGACGAGAGGTCGGTCTGGCCCGCGGCGATGGCCGCGCCGGTGTGCTCGACGTAGTACCACTTGCCCTCGGGGGCCTCGGTCGTCAGGAAGTTGTTGGGGCCGATGTTGACCTTCTGGTCGGCCGGCACGCCGGAGGCAGCCAGGATGGGGAAGCGGGACACCGTCAGGACGTTGCGCTGGTCGCTGGACGACTGCCAGTGGGCCACGTTGAGGTGGGCCAGGTCGGTCAGCGGAGGCTTGCACTCCATGAGGCCGGTGCGCTTGCCGGCGTAGAAGGTGACCAGCGGGATGTAGTCGAGGCTCGTGGTGCCCTCGGACTCGACGTGCCACTCGTCGCCCTTCTCGTTGGGCGCCCACACCTGCCAGGTGCCGGGCTCCAGGACGCGGACGCGGACGACCTCGACCTCCTCCCAGCCGACGCGCTCGACGCTCTTCTCGAGGATGCGGACGTGCGTGAGCACCTCCTGGCCGAGCACGACGGCGGAGTAGGCGGCGATGAGGCACTCGGGCTTGACGTGCACCCAGTACGGGCGCAGGCCCTCGGCGCGGTCGTCGGCGAGAGTGCGCGGGCGCTGCTCGCCCTCGGCGTCGGTCTTGGCCTCGGGGGTGGGATGCTCCACGAGCACGTGGGAGAAGCCCTTGGCCCACGCCTCGCGGAACCAGGAGCGGGCGAAGGCCTGCAGGTTGTTCCCCTGCATGTCGACGTCCTCGGCCAAGTCCTCGATCTGGGTCGGCACGTCCTCGTCCAGGACTATGGCCTCGCGGAAGGGCTTGCCCGCCAGGGTGTCGAGCGTCTGCTCGGTCATGTTGAGCAGGGTCGCGCGCTGCAGGCGGGACTGGTAGTTCTTGTTGGACTCGTTGTCGTACTGGGGGAGGAACTCCTCGCCGGCGGCGCGCATCGCCTCGGTGCCGCCCAGCAGGACGTCGATCATGCGCCAGCGTGGTGCCATGCGGAGGTATGCCGACGACGGGGATGCCACCGTCGGCTTCTTGTTGGGGGTGTCTGCCATGGTCGGCTCCTGGTTCGGTGGCGTACGTAGATGACCGCGATGGTACCTCGTAAACCGCCGAGCCGGGAGCCAGCGATCAGGCGTCGTCCGGGTGGCGCTCGCCCAGGAAGATCGGGAAGCGGGGCGCCTCCTTCGAGCCGATCGGGAAGAACTTGAACTTCACGAGGCGGCCCTCCCAGCCGGCGCGGTCGGCCCATATCGCCGCCCTAGTCGCGGCGTCGAAGCCCGACCCGACGTTGAAGCGGACGCCGTCCCACCGGCCTCCGCGGCCCACCACGCGCAGCGCGCCAAGCGTGCCCATGCCCCCCATGCCGTCCTTCCGGTGGCCGC